GCGTACTCCGAATTGGAAAAGAAACTTGGACAAAGTCCTGAAGAAGGTACGGAAGAGTCTGAACAAGTTGAAGAGAAAGCTGAGGACCAAGAAGAACAAACTGAAGAGAATACTAGTGAAGCATACAAAGCGGTTGCGGAAGCGAGTAAAGAGTTCTTTGAAAACGACGGTCAACTTAGTGAGGAAACTTATAACACTTTAGAGAAAGCTGGACTACCTAGAGACTTAGTAGATAGCTACGCCGCTGGTCAGCAAGCATTACAACAATCTGAAGAAGGACAAATCAAAAGCGTGGCTCAAGGGAACTACGAAGCGATGGCTGAGTGGGCGAACGAGAATTTACCACAGGAAGAAGTTGAAGCTTTTGACGAGGCCGTTACGGGTGGTACAGTTTCGCAAGCTAAGTTAGCAGTCCAAGGTCTTTACGCTCGCTATCAAAATGAGGTAGGAGCAAAGCCGAAGCTTACACAAGGAGGAGTCAATGGTGCATCTACTATGCCTTTTCGTTCTATGCAAGAGCTTGCACGTGCTCAATCAGACCCGCGATATAAGAGCGGTGATAAAGCTTATCACGAAGAGATTGACAGACGTTTGCAAGTAAGTAGTATTTAGTTGTTCATTCATATATAGGTAGAGTTCCCCTAGCGTTGGTTATTGGTTTGCTGACGCTAGGGGTTTTTCGTTATGATGACTGTAATGAAAGAGTTAAACGAGAACACACAGGTTAAAGCTAACCTTGCATTTGTTGCTAAAGTAATAGGTATAGTTGGTACAGCTGTGTGGGGTTATAGCGTCCTGTGGAACAAGCTTAATACGTTAGACTTAGAGATCATGCGTATTAAACACGACGTAGAACTTAATGCGGAGTTCCGAGTGAAGTGGCCTAGGGGCGAGCTTGGAGCATTACCTGCAGACGCTACTCAAGATATGCGTTTAATGTTCATGGAGAAGCAAGTAGGCAAGCATGAAGAACTACTTGAGAACTTACGATACGGAGACTTAAAGTGAGATGGGCGAACTACTTATGTTATTTATCACGGGCGGTGGTAGCACTGCTATGGGGGCGATTCTTAAAGGCGTGTTCGGATATGTCTTTGAAGCCAAACAGAACAAGCATGATCTTGAAATGGCGAGAGAGGCTCGTTCGTCTGATAATTTCCTTCGACTACAAGCTGAAATCGCTAAAGGAGGTACTGGTGAGTTTGTTTCTTTTACTCGTCGTATTCTTGCTGTTATCGGGGTGTCTACGCTCTGTAGCTGTATCATCCTTTGCACCCTCTATCCCCAAGCAGAAATCGTTACCTTTACAAACGCAGACGGAGAAGGTGTCAACGAGTTCTTCTTTGGACTCATCAGTTTCCAAGCCCACCAAACACCGATCACCATCTCTTCTGGACACATCAGCCTTATGGGATGTACGGTAATATTGCCTTGTATCTTAGGTTTTTACTTTGGTCCCAGTGGTCGAAGGGGTTGACAGTCAAGCATTTTTCCGCTTTACTTATAGATAAATATTTAATCGACAACTAGCAACAACTAGTCCCTCGACCCGCTGCGGCGGACAATCCTGTGAAGACGAAAGAAGTGAAAGTCAATCGGTAATCATATAACACACATTCACAAATAATTAACATAGGAGATCATATATTATGGCAAATGGAAATACTTCCCCCAGTCGTGTAGGTCTTATTGAAGGCGGATCAGATAACGATGCGTTGTTTCTCAAGAAGTTCAGCGGAGAAATTCTGCAAACCTTCGAGGAGTCTAACATCTTCAAACCTCTACACACAATCAGAACCATCGACAGCGGCAAGTCTGCACAGTTCCCAGTAACTGGAATCGCTTCTGCTTCGTACCACACTCCCGGCGAAAACATTGCCGACGGTGGAAACAGCTACCTCAGCGACGTTAAGAAAAGCGAGAAGATCATCAACATCGATAAGATGCTTGTTGCTTCTACTTTCTTGGCTAACATCGACGACGTAAAGAATCACTACGACATCCGCAGCGTTTACGCTAACGAGTTGGGTAAAGCTCTTGCCGTCCGTTTCGATACTGCTATCGCTAAAACATTCTTAGCTGCTGCTCGCGACTCTGCTAACCTTACAACTACTTCCGCGGGTTCTACCTACGATGTAGCTGGAGAAGCTTTCGGTCGTGGTAGCCTTGACCCAACTGCTGTTGATACCTTCACTGGTGCTCAGTTAGTAGGTGCTTTGTTTGCTGCTGCTCAAAGGCTTGACGAACAAGACGTTCCTTCTGACGGTCGTTTCTGCGTTCTTCGCCCTGCTGAATACTACAAGTTAGTAACAGGTGCTGACGCTTCTAACACCTTCAGCCTTACTTCTGTTATTAACTCCGACATCGGAGGTCAAGGAAGTATCGCTTCTGGTAACGTTCCACAAATCGCTGGTATCAGCCTCTACAAGTCCAACCACCTCCCATCAACTGATTTGTCTGGTGGAACTGGAGTTGACGCTGGTAGTAGCAATGATGTATTCGGCGGTAACGGAGTAGGGTACGACGGAGACTTCCGTAATACCTTCGGTATCGTTTCTCACAGTGCTGCTGTAGGAACCGTTAAGTTACTCGACTTGGCTACTGAGTCTGAATATCAGATTGAGCGTCAAGGTACATTGTTTGTTGCTAAGTATGCTATGGGTCACGGAATCCTCCGTCCTGAGTGTGCTATCGAACTAGCTTCGTAACTCTTCTCTCGGTGTTGGGGAGGTCTGGATTCGTTCCGCTCCCCTCACTGAGTATTTTTTATACTTATAACTTATCATGGCTCTGACGACTAAACTAAACGCAGTAAATACAATGATCAGTGTTATCGGGGAAGCTCCTGTTAATACGTTAGGAGGTACAGCAGTACCCGTATCAGTCGTCCAAGCCGAAGCCGTACTCGACGAGACTAGTAAAGCTATACAGTCAGAGGGTTGGCATTTCAATACAGAGCACGAGTATCCACTTACTCCCGATGCTTCAACATCTAAGATTAACCTACCAAGCAACACGCTAAGAGTAGACTTAGACCCAGAAATTTATACAGACAGCGATCCAGTACAACGTGGACTTTTGTTATACGACAGAAAGAATCACACGGATGTATGGACGAAAGAGGTGAAAGCCTCTATTACTTTTGATTTAGACTTCACGGATATACCCGAACAATTCCGTCATTACATAACAGTTAAAGCAGCTCGTATCTTTGCTAATAGATTCTTAGGTAGTAGAGAGATCGAAGGGTTTGCTTTGAGAGATGAGATAGAAGCTAAAGCACGTGCGATAGACAGCGACTCAGAGAATGCTGATCGTACAATATTTGACCACTACAGCGTACTTAGAGTTTTAGATAGATAGTAGATATATGCCTCTGTTAGTAAACAGTGTACCGAATCTCGCACAGGGCGTATCACAACAGCCTGACAACTTACGGTTTCCCGGTCAGTGCGACGAACAGATTAACGCTTGGGCTACGGTAGTTGAAGGCTTGGTTAAACGACCTCCTACTGAATATACAAAGAAGATAAACACAGATAGTACTGACTCTGATAAGTTATTCACACACTTCGTTAAACGGTCTGAGCAGAATAAGTATTGTGTAGCTGTATCGTTAGGTGGTATAGGTGTTATTAATACAGCAGACGGCACAAAGGTATCTATAGCCGTAACTTCTATAGCTAATAGTTATCTGAGTTTAGGAGGACAAGCATCGTTAGGTGGTGTAGCTAATCCGTTAGCCGACTTACGAGCGTTAACAGTAGCTGACTATACGTTCCTTGTTAACAAGAACAGGACAGTAGAGAAATCATATCTTGATGAGAAGAGTGCTATACCGGGTGATGAACATTTGATCGTAGTTAAACTAGGAGACTACGAAAAAGATTATAGTATTTACATAGACGACAAACTTATACCTAACGCTAGTGGTTTACATAGTAATCAAACACCACCGGGTGATCGCACGTATGAGAGTGGTACAATATCAGATGGAGAACACGCTTCTACTTCTGTTATAGCTGAAGATTTAGCAGTTTGCTTAACAGCGGCTACTGGATCATCGGATAACATCACAGGTCTTAATATCAACAACGGAGGCACTGGTTGGTTAGATGGACGTAGTTCAGGGCTTAATTCTAGTATAAGACCTACTTGGTCGGTTGAGTTAAAGCTTGAAATGCTAGTTAAACAACCAGGTGCTCGCAGTGCGTTGTTTGAGTTGATTGTAACAAGAGGTGTAATAACAGGGGCTAAAGTAATACGCAAAGGTGGAGACTTTAATCAAGCTTCCTTAGGTACTATAACCCAAACATTTACCGTATATAAAAAATCAATATTTGATAGCAACTGGTCATACGCTAACAGACCGGGTGAACCTCGCACTCCAACTGTATATTTTGAGGAAAATTTATATGACGAATCAGGTACTACAATAACATACAACTTCGGTTCTGGGTTAGCGTTAGATATAGAGCATAAAGGATCGATAGTAAAAGTATCAGGATCGGATGGTCCTATTAAGGTAAGAGTAGAAGACGGGTTAGGCGATCAAGCATTAGGGATTGTGTACCGAGAAGTAAATAGTATTACTGATTTGCCTGTTAAATGTTACGACGGGTTTGGTCCTGTTAAAGTAATTGGGGACGTAGATATAGACCAAGACGATTACTATGTTCAATTTTCCACTAAAGAGAAAGAAGACTTTGGGGAGGGTAGTTGGATAGAGACTGTAGGGTTCTACCAAGATAAAACAATATTAGAAGGTATAGATGTAGATTTAAATCTGAACTCTATGCCTGTTACTCTTGTTCCATATTTTAATAACTCAGACATAGTTGCATTTAGATTACAAACCCCGAACGAGGCTTTAGTGGTTAAGCATAATAGTATTTATTATCTATTAATTAAAGACCATAGAGGTAGCAGTGCAACAGAACCAGGGGTGGGTGCAGACTGGGAAGAATACTGGAGTGAGTCAAATGCTATCACGCAAGGGTATTTAGATTGGAGTCTGGATATTTCCTACTACGGAGCAAAGCAACCTAATAAAGATATAGGATGGACAAGTCGCAAAGCAGGAGACGACAACACCAATCCCTTTCCATCATTCGTTGGTAAACGTATACGAGACATCTTCTTCTTTAAGAACCGATTAGGTATACTTACAGACAGCAATGTTATCTTCTCTGAAGCTGATGAATACTTTAACTTCTTCCGTACTACTACACAGCAGTTACTAGACAGTGCTATTATCGATGTAGGACTCAGTCACACAAAGGTAGCTATACTAGAACACGCTGTACCGTTCCAAGAGAAGCTGATGTTATTTAGCCAAGGCTCACAGTTTGTACTTCGTGGAGCAGATGTGTTATCACCTAGGACTGTAGCTATATCTCCTGTAACTGAGTACGATCTATCAGACGGTATACAACCAGTAGCACTAGGTAACTATATATACTTTCCCTTTAAACGAAAAGACTTTGAAGGAGTATATGAATACTTTGTTGATAACAATACTGAGACGTTTAACGCTGAAGAGATAACCCAACAAGTACCTAAGTATATTACATCTGATGTAAATAGAATCGTAGGTTCACAGTCTGAGAATACTATTGTTATAGGTACATCTAAAGACCCTAAGACTTTATTCATATATAAATACTTCTGGAGTAATAAAGAGAAAGTACAAAGTGCTTGGATGAAGTTTACCTTTGAACGTGACGTTAGAGGCTTTGACTTTATCGACAGTGAGTTGCATTTAATAACAGCAGACACTGACGGTTTACATCTAGAGAAACTTACACTTGAAGACGGTATAACAGACACCGACTTAGATTATACTTTGTATCTTGATAGTAAGGTAGATGGAGCTGATTTAACTACTAGCTACGACGCTGCTTCTAAGACTACTACTATAAGTGGTTTCCCTTATGATCCTACTGATGTAGCTGTATATACGAAGAACGGTCACAACACCCCCTTCACTCGTACATCTTCTTCTGCTGGAACTGTTTTAGGTGATCTTACTTCTACTCCATTCTTTATCGGTAAGCCGTACAATATGTTGTACAGGTTCTCCAATCAAACGTTAAAGCAACCAACAGAACGAGGTGGTCGTAGTGCATCTGACTATGCTTATCAAACGATACGTAACGGTAGTATAGACTATGCAGACACTGGACACTTTACTGTTGAAGTAACTCCGAAGTACAGGGATACATATAGCTACGCTTTTAATCCTGACATTGTAGGAGCTAACTTAACACTTAATCAATTCACACCACAGAACGGACACTTTAGATTTCCTGTACAAGCACAACCTAATGAAGCTACTATCGAAGTTAAAAGCGATAGTGCATTGCCAGTTAAGTTATTAGGTGCAGAGTTTGAATCGATGTTCATACCGAGAAGTAGAAGATATGGAGCTTAGAATAGATGAAGCACACGGTGATATGGATGCTGTTGATCTGTATGAAGACTTACGGGAGGACGATATGTTAGAGATACTTGGACTTATGCACCACCCTAGAGATGCTGTATATACATCGTATAGCTGTTCTACTAAGTGCTACAGTGTAAAGGATCAGATGAATAACTTGTACTGTTCCTTTGGTGTAGCTCCTATTGAAGGTACTAATATCGGAAGTGCTTGGTTATTAGGTACTAGAAGATTACCGACGATTAAGAAGTTCTTTTTGAAACACTCTAAGGAACGTATGGAAGGATTGTTAGATGGCTTTGATTACCTCACTAACTTTGTTATGAAGAGTAACACGTTGAGCTATAGGTGGTTGAAGTGGTTGGGGGCAGAGTTTAACGATTGTCACTTGGACGGCTATATGTCATTTATATTAGAGAGGAAGTAAGTATATGTGTACACTAGCAGCAGCAGGTTTAGCATTAGGAGCAGCGTCAGCAGGTGCGTCGGCTATAGGCCAGCGTCAGCAAGCCCGTATGCAGTATCAAGCACAGCTTCAACAAAATGAGATGCAACGTCGTTATCAAGCACAAGCAGCAGCGGCGGAACGTACACGTGCATTACGTCAGATGACAGGCGAGCGTTTACAGCAAGCACAGCAACTTGAATCTTTAGGTAGGGAAGAAAGAGAAATAGCATTAAAAGCCCAGCAAGCTATATCTAGGACAGCAGAAGACCCTACGACAGCAGCAGCTAAACAGATGGAATACTTTGCGGATTTAGGTTCTAGGAGGGAGTCATACAACAGACAAAGGGAACTAATAGACGTAGGTAGAGGTTTCGCATTAGAAGACATAGGACTAGGTTCTCAACAGCGTCTCATCGGAATCAATCAACCTATATCCGATCCAATGCGTCCTAGGGGTTTAGGTATCTCTGATGTATTGAGCGTCGCTAGTGGTGGTCTTAGTGGTTACCAAATGGGACAACAGTTATCCGGCGGAATGGGTGGAGTAAGTACTGATATTAACCCCCCTAAAGGCCCTGTCAAAATAGGCGGTAAAACTTATACTTGGGAACCCGTTAACGTAAAATGACACGATCAGTTAGACAACTTCAACCTACTATAGGAAGACTCGGTGGTTACAACATTGCTCAACTAACAGCCCCTAGAGTACCTGTACCACAAACTAATAATTTATTAGAACTAGCTAAGGGTTTAAAAGTTACCTCTGATATTGTTGTTACTTACGATCAGATAAAGCAAACGCAGAACCGTCAACAAGAAGCATTAGAAAAGGCGAGAGCGTTAAAAGGTAAAGAGCGTGAGCAGTACGAGCAAGCTGTTATGACTGAAGGAGCTACGCAGTTTGACTTAGACCCAGGCGGAGTTTCTAGGCAGATGGAGGCTTACGAAAGGGAAGTCAGGAAGCTAGCTGAAGAAGGAAAGATGCCTGAGCAAGCGAATGCTTTGTTTATGTTAGGAGCGAAGCAAGCTAAAGGAAAAGTATTAGCTAACAGTGTTTACAGGGAAATGCTATTTAATCCTCAGACTATATCGGAGACAATAGACCCCATACAAACAGTCCAAGAAAAACGACAAGAACTATTTAGTCGTCCTGAATTTCAATCTGAGTTAGTCAAAGAAGCTGCACTTGAGAATATAGAGAAGATAGAGCAAGCTTTCATTAAAGATGTAAACGATAGGTTTGATGCTGTTGATATAGAAGACGCTAAGACTAATTGGTTGTTAAACGGAAAACCTTTAATGAATCAAGTTATAAATGGACAGTTAGATATAAATGATCCATCTATTAAAAACTGGGTAAATGATAAAGTAGGTTTGTTTAAAGGGTCTAGGAAGTATGCTTGGGATAACTTAATTAAAGAACAGTTAAGGGAAGGTTTATCTAAAGAACCGGGAGAGGTTGGTAGTATATCACCTAATCAAGTTGATAGTTTTTTGGATAATTTAAGGAGCTTAGATTTAGGTGGGGGTGTAAAATTCGCTGATGCGGATGTAGGGAACGCCATAACATCTTTCTACGACTCTACTGAGAATATCAGAATAAAGTGGGAGAATAATAAAAATAAACAATTAAATGAAAACTACGAAACAAAAAAAGGTTTAGCGGTTGATTTATTATTAAAATCTATGGGAGACGGTCCAACTGTTACAGCAAGCGAAGCGTCTGAAATTAGGGATGTTTTCTTAGCGAGTGTTCCGCCGACCCAAAAGCAAAAAGGTTTAAGCGACTTTAATGATATATTAAAAAATATTAATAAACCCACCGACGATATGTCTTCCTTGGTTGTAGGTAATATCGAAACAAACATAGCAGAAGGGGAAGACTTAACGAAGACTGTAACAGAAGTAAATAATCTATTCCGAGGAGGATCAATAACAGCTACGCAGCGTTTGAATTTATTAGATAAAATTGATAAGGAAAGAGATTTCGACCAACTAGTTTATAAAACCGAAGGGGTGAGGAAGTTATCCGAAGGTTATGAAAATGTCATAACAGGTTTCAATACAACTAGAATAGGTAAAGCCACTTACGAAGAGGGGTATTTTACCCAACTAGGAGTGCCTAGCGATATGGAGGCTAATGATAAAAAGGATGTAACAAACGGTAGTGTGTATAATCAAATACTACTTAAAACAGGGAGTGAATACGCTTCTAAACGTTTTGTTAATAGTAGGTACTATGCTTTTAATAAAGACTTTAAACAGGCTAATCTTTTAAAGTTTAAAGAATATGAAGCCGATCCCCAGACTAGCCCACAAGAAGCCGCTAATAAAGTATTAGAGGAAATGCAAGAAACAGCTAGAAGTGTGTTTAAAGATTGGGAAAAAGAATCCATCGAAGAAGCTAAAAGATTGTATAAGATTGAAATTTTCACTACAGGAGAAGAACTACAACAAGCATTCCCCGAAGACCTTTAAATAAAAATGGATAAGGAAAAAGAAATTAAGCCGTTGATGCGTCCTACCTACAAAGGTTTGGACTCTGCTGATCCTGAAACTAAACTCACTCAAGAACAAGTTGAGCAAGGTATAGAGCAGTTTAAGGGAGATGTTAAAAGCTATTTAGACTCAGAGGAAGAACGAATTGTAAGTGATATAAAAACACAAAAACCCGTTCCATCGTTAACTAGAGTGGAAGAAATCGAAGCTACACCTGAAGGCACTTTACCTACTAGACCTAGGCCGGGAGCATACACACCATCAACACCTCAAGTTGAAATACCTACTACATTACCAGAGCACGGAATAAAGTCACTATATACAAATGAAGAAAGAATCCTAGAAAGAGCTACACAGATAACTGGATTACCTCCTGAAAGCCCCGCTAATCATCAAATAGCAAACGTACTTGCTCAAGGCGATCCATTCTCTGCGTCTTCTATGGAGAAGGCTAAGGAAGAAACAATGAAACTTGTTCGAGCTGGTTTGATACCTAATCCTAATTACGACGGGTTTGATGCTGAAGTAGCAGAGTTCGTTGATTGGGCTAATCCAATGGCTGTTGAAATAATCGGAACTTTAGGAACAGGTATCGTTACTTCTCCTCTACTACTTTCTCCAGAGCCTGTAACTAAAGCGACTTGGTTCGGTTTAAATGCTTCCTCAAGTGCGTTTTGGAATATGGTTGCTCAACAAATGGAAATAGGGTCAGGCGTTAGAGAGGAAACGAATTGGTCTGAGGTTTTCGCTTCTGGTGCTTTAGGTGCTGTACCTGCAATTAAGACTGGCGTAGGACTATCTAAGGCAGGTGTGATAGGAGTAAGAGCAGCGGAGGGAGCTGGTTTAGGTATAGGTTACGAAGGTCTTCGGTTAGGATTTGCTGCTCTTTATGGGGAGGATTTAGATTTTAGTGTAGCTGGGCTTGCTGCTGCACCCATTTTAGGTGCTACTATAGGAGGGACTTTAGGTAGGTTAGAGAAGTCTCTTGTTATATATAAGGATAATTCATCAGCTCAAGGAGCTTCTGTTTTGCGTAAAGTGATTACGGACGAGTTGAAACAAGTTAAAAAGGAATTACAACGTACTGAGAAAAAAGGAGGAGTTAATAAAACTGCTCGTACTAAAATTGAAAAACTAGAGTCTCAGTTACAAGAGTTAATACCTAACGAAGAGAAAGTACTGCAACGAGCTATTGATACTTTGGAGCAAGCTGAACAAAAACAAATGGAGGCGGTAGCTAAAGTTGCCGAAGAGTTTAAGAAGACAGAGGCGTTTAAGTTATTTCAAGAAGTAGATGTACAAGGCGAAGGAGGTGTTGTTAGTAGTGGGGTTCCGGGTGTATTGCCTAAACAACTATCAGGAGCTAAACCTCGATACAATTACGGAGACCGAAACATCGAACTTAACTTTGAAAACGATATAGCTAAAGCACTTTATATTGCAGGCAGCGGTCAAGCATCCAAACGTAAGCAAGAATACATTGATTGGTTGAAGTCTCAAGGAGTTGAGGATGTAGAGGGACTAGCCAAACAAGTAAGGGACGGCATTAAGTCACAAGCGAAAGCAGGACAAGACAATGTATTTATTAAATCGCCTTTAAAATTTGTAGAACCGCCAGCTCCTAAAGCTACTGAAGCACCTACGGTTAAAGTTGACCGAGAAGATGTAGGTCCGTTATCTGAGGAAGATTTTGATGAACTTAAAGAAGTAACAGCTTCCGAGCAACAAGCTAGAGGAATATTAGATGACTTTTTATCTGGTGGAGGCACTCGTGAAGTTGATCCTGTAACAGGGAAGGTTCTTGATTCTCACGACGAAGTAAAGGCTAGGTTGTTAACTGATGATACAGAGAAGCAAAGACTTATTAACAGTGTTACTTCAGCTATTAACGATGACTTAAAAAAGGTTAAAGGCGGACGAGTTGGTAAGTTAGAATACTTAGCTAAAGTACAAAATGAACTTGATAGAAGACTTGGAGTAAAAGCTAGTCAAGAATTAGCTATCGTTATGAATGCCGCCCAAGTAGCAGATAACGCTGAAGTAGCAGATACTATAAGTAAACTAGGTATACACATGGCGGCTAATGGTGCTGTTATGGTAAGGGGCTACGACGACTTACTTAAGTTATTAACTGAAGCAGATTTAAACGATCCTAACATAATTAATGACGCTACCACTAGTATCTTAAAACTAATACCACAACAGTTAGCTTGGAAGAAGGCAGGAGCGGAATCTGGTAGGTTGTTGCAATCTAGGAAGTACACTAAAGATGTACTAGATGTTAAACAAAAAGAAGTACTTGAAGGATTAGAAGGTAAATTAGTAAGTGATTTAGATGAAGCTAAGAATCTAACAGACGAACAACTTCAAGAACAGTTAAAGACTTTTGGGGACATACAGGTTGTAAGGAAACTTCTTAAAACTATACAACAAGCAGAGGATACTTCAGAGGTTCATAAAATACTTACTGAACAACAAAAAGCATTTCAAAATACTTGGAAGAATACTGCTAAAAAATATTTATCAAAGCCTTACGAACCTGATGAAACAGGAGGTAGTTCTACGTATACTAAAGCAAGAGATATGGGTTCGGATGTACTTTACGCCTCTATGCTTAGTAGTCCTGTAACTCACGCTAAAGTTCTTATATCTAACACTATTATGTCAAAGTATAATGCTTTAAATGGATGGGTGGGTTCTAGATTTATGGCTACATTACCTTGGACAACAGAAGGTATAACGAAAGACGAGTGGAAAAGAGCGGGTGATTTTTGGAGTAAAACCGCAACTAATTTTAGTACTTATGGAGCTATAGTTCATAAAGAGGCTATGAAAGTGTTAAAGTCTGGTGATTCGGATTTGAGGTCACATTTTGAAAGAGCGGGAAATTCGTCTTGGTCAATGGAGCGTACAGGAATGTCTGGAGCTTTAGGTGCTACTTTTGAAAACATAGGTAGGCACGTTGATTTACCCGGAAAAGGTTTAGCTTCTTTAGATGTAAGAACTAGATTAAACGTAGCACACGCCATGACTCACGCTAAAGCTGAGGTTGATTATCAAAAGGCTGTGGCTTCAGGTGAAAGCGTAGGCACATTTAGGCAATATTACGATAACTTTGTAAGTAAAGTATTTACCGAGTCAAAAGGTAAGTTAATGACTGAAGATCAAGTAAGAAGGAAAGCTGTGTTAATGGCGGAGAAAGAAGGGGTGGCTCCAGAAAACTTAGCTTCTTATATGGATAATTTTGTTAAGAATAATTGGGATAAAGATACAAGTGCGTTCGTTGATTATGTTCAAAGAAATTTAAAAGAAATAACATTTACTGAGGAAATGGGTGAGTTTGCTGATCCAAACTTGTTAGAAAAAGGTAACTATTATTTAGAGCAATTCTTAAGAACATACCCCGCTTTACAAGTTGTACTGAATCCTTTCATGCGTACAGGACGAAACATACAAAGAGGTGCAGCAGCTGTAACTAGCCCTTTAAAAACTCTTACTGCGGCTATTGATAAAATACCATTAGTTAACAGAACGCCTTTAATTAAGGATGTTCCTAGATTAGCGGAAAAGCTTTGGACTAAAACAACTAAAGACTTAGCAAGTGATGACCCCATAATATCCGCTAGAGCTAGAGGACAACAGATAACAAGTATAGGTATATTAACTACAGCGTGGGGGCTTGCTGAGGGGATACCCGGAGTCGCTGAATTCGTAGGGACGGAAAGCCAAGATTGGAAAATGAAGAAAGCTATCAAAGCTGCTACAGGTATGCCTGAGTACACATTAAGAATAGCTGACGTAACTAGACCGGGTAAACAAAAAGCTATAAGCCTAGCAGCACTTGAACCATTTAATACTGTAATGAGTATAGTAGCTGATATGAAAAGTTTAAGTAACGGTACAGTAGCACAACGAGAGGAAGCGAGGAATTTATTTGAATCAGCTGTATTAGCTCTATCAAATAATTTAACGAATAAATCCTACTATAAAAACTTAGGGGATGCGATGAAGTTAGTAACAGAAGCAACTAGCGATAAAGAAGCTCAAGCAGCTCAAGCATTTAGGTTATTAAAAGGTATGGCGGGTAGTGTAATACCTTCAGTTCAAAATTCTGTAAACTATATGTCTGATGATGTTATTCGTGAAAATAATTCTATTTTACAAGTAATAGCTAGGCGTATGAATGGTTTATCTAAAGCCGTCCCTCCAATGCGTGATATATTCGGAGACATAGAACTTAGAGGTTTTAGTGATAAGAGAGGTGCTGGAGTTAATGTTTGGTCACCGTTCGGTGTTTACAATCAAAAGGGCGATATAGATCAATATGTTGAGGTTGATGAAGTAACAGGATTTAGGACATTAAAAATACCTAAAATAACTAAGTCAACAGTAGCAACTGAACTACGTAAAAAAGGTAAAAAGGATGCAACAGAAAACGATATAGAACTAGCTTATCAAGCTAAGATTAGAGAAGCTGCTTACGCTACTATTATCGAACTAGGTATTGCTCCTCATTTCAACGCAGGGACCACTAAATGGAACGGTATAGATTTACAGGAGATAATACACCCAGATACTCAACAAGATGCGTTTGATAGGTGGCAGGAGATTACTAATGAAATGAAATTAAATTCTATGTCGTTGCCTTCTAGGAATGGTAAGACTTTGAAGGAAACTATTGTGGCTTTAGCTAGTGGTAAAAGTGTACCAGCTTATGGTGTTTTTGACAAAAGAGTTAGACGTGCTCCTAAGACGGCTCTACCTGAAGGAACTGCACAGGAGGACACTGAAAGAATAAGCACAATTAAAGCTGTATTTAGGCAGTTTAGAAATGAAGCTTTAGAAAAGTTAAAGAAAGAGTTTCCTATATTAGAAGAACAGAGAGAAGCCGTAGAAGTCTTTGAAGAAAAATTAGATAGACCATTAAGAAGTCCACAACATTTAGAAGCTAGGCGTAAGTTTGAGCTTGAGGTATCCGAGCAAAAGTTCCCAGAAGAAAAATATAAAGAACAACAAGTGCCATCTAAACTAGAGGAATTAATGTTACCGTTCAGAAGAAACTAACTTGCTCTTCTCTCTCAATAATTAATAATATATATCATCATGGCTAACACCTACGTAGACTATACAGCAACATCTGGACAGACAGACTTTGCTTTCTCATTTCCGTATCTTGAGGACGAACACGTTATTGTGGAAATCGAGGGTGTAGATCAAACGATCACTACAAACTACACCATTGAAACATCTCCGTCTCAACGCATCAATCTAAGCAATCCAACGACTGCTCTTGCTGGTGGTGAGTTAGTGCGTATAAAACGTAGGTCAGCACCTAACACGAACCTCGTAGACTTCCAGAACGGATCGGTGTTAACAGAGGCTGAGTTAGACAGAGCGTACTTACACAACCGTTACTTAGCTGAAGAAGCTACTGAAGGTGCGGATTCCGGCTTGAAAGAACTGGAAGGTAGTACGAACTTTAACGCTAACAACAAGCAGATCAAGAACTTAGCGGACGGTACGCTTGCTACAGATGCAGTTAACAAAGGATACATAGACACACAGATCGCACTTAGCGATACCAACTTAGCTGGGTTCTATAAATCTACACATACTGGTAACGGAACTGATAACGTCTTCACTCTTTCATTTACTCCGCAAACAACAGACGCAAAAGCGTACATCGTATCGATAGATGGTCTTGTACAAGTTCCAGATACTGACTACACGATAGGTGCTACAGCTATTACATTTAATACGATACCTTCTAACTCTGCTGAGATATGTGTGGTTGCTACTGCCGCTGCTAGTGTTACTACGGTTAATGAAGCACGAGTAACTGCATTAGGCACAAGCGATACGAGGTCTTTAGCTACTTGGACTAGGGATTTAGGAACACCTATAGCGACAGGTTCAACGACCGCTAGAAGCTTAGAGGATCGGTTTGGGGACGTTGTAAACGTGTTGGATTATGGAGCTGATAATACGGGAGCTACGGATGCATATAGCAGTTTTCAATCAGCAATAACCGCAATAGAAGATACAGGTAAAGCGGGTGTGCTTTATGTTCCACCAGGTACGTACAAAATGGATTCAGGCATTACAATAGATGCTTCTGTTTGTGCAATAAAAGGACAATCGGCTACGCTTGATTTTTCATCCTTAACGGCTTCTGATGTAGCTATAACCGTAGACGGAGCTGATATTAACCTTACAGGCGCGCCTTACTATAATGCTGTAAATTTCATTCAGGGATTACGTATAGACGGCCCTGCTAAAGGTACAGCAACAGGAATTAAGTTTACAAACACATCAACATTTTTAGGTTCTAATGACTACGCTGTAAGGGATTGTGTTATATCTAAATTTCAAGTCGGTATGTTATTAGGTAACGTATGTTATCACATGTCATTTCATCACCTTAATATTTTTCAAACAAGCGTTTGTGTGAAGTTAGAAGAACACGCTAATGCTGGTGCTAGAAATGTATTTAATAGGTGTACTTTTTATAATAGTGATTACGGATTTCAGTTATTTAATAGAAGCTCCGGCAATACAGATATAACAGATTGTGTATTAGCTGGTTTATCAACGGTAGCTATTTATATAGAGGGTGGTCATCTTTGTGTTTCCAATAGCGATATTGAACCTGGAGGTTCTCACGGTGCTAATTATCGTCCGTTATGGGTACACGCTCCTGCTGGATCAAACTCCTATTCTTATATAACATTAACAGGAAATAAAATAGATGTTAAAAACGCCACAAGTGTTCCTGTATTTGGTATTGATGGTGCTTGTATTTTAAATATTTTTGGTGGTTATCTTTATTGTAATCCTTCAAGTACAGGCGGAATTTTTGGTAGTAATCCTTCAGCACCTATAGGACAAACTTATGGGGGTAATATAGCGGCTTTCGGATGGGCTTTTGATAAAGGTTCTAATCCTTTAACTGCATGGTTAGGTTCTTATGCGGGGGGTGGCAATGGGATACAAACATATATACATCAATCATTTACTAACAGAATAAGTGCTTCGAGTACAGAGGCTTCTTTTGAAAGTGTGGAATCTGCTAATGAAGTTATAGCTGGCAATGGTATATACGGTAATGACAATAATAGCATTTCTATAACAACCTTAAATACATATTTTAGTTTAGGTGTTGGAACTGCTTCGGGGCTAGTAATGTTTAGGGACTCCTCTTTAGGTGGAATTGCTGCATTCGCATTAGATACATCAGGGCAATCAGCATTATATAATAATATAACAGGTTTGAATATTTCGTATCAAGCAGGGCAACTTTCTGCTCGATTAACAAGCGGGTCAGTTCCTCGCACTTTAAGATTCACAATGGTTAAAACCGCAAACGCTTAATAATATGGCACTACAAAATAATATCATTACAGATTCAAATTTAGAAATAAACGATGCTTACATTCGAGTTGAAGATATAAAAGTACAAAACAAACAATCTATATGCTTCAAATTGAAGGCTTACAAAAGCGTGGAGGAGCAAGTAAGTTTCTATGAAAATACTTTAGGATGCCCTTTTGATTTAGAAGGTGGCAATCCTTTCAAGCAAGCATACGAGTATTTAAAAACTCTACCTGAATTTAGCGGAGCTACGGACTGCTAATGACCGAAACCCTCTCACACTTCCTCGACACCGCCCTTGCCGTCGTTATAGCCGTCATTGGGTGGGCGATTAAAAAGTTCTCTGACCGGCTTGATACCGACGAGAAACGCCTGACCAGGATCGAGGTTGAACTCGCCGCTCAACGCGAGAGGGATAACGCCGTTGAAAACCGTATGAGCGGGTTGGAATCGACGATCAAAGAAATTAATCATAAGATTGACCGCATGATGGAAATGCTAATGAGGAAATAATTATGCCAAAAGGATTATACGCAAACATTAACAGAAGAAAGAAACTCGGTATTAGCCGTAGTAAGAAGAAATCAACTATAGCACCTAAAGCGTACGCTAATATGAAGCGTGGATTTCCTAAGAAGAAATAATGAGGTCTGCTTCTATATCTTTAAGGGCATCCGATAAGTCCGCTAAAGGCGGTCTCAGTGAGTCGGGAAGGAAGCGTATTAACAAGCTTACTGGTTCCAAACTTAAAAGACCTCAGCCTGGCGGTGGTCCACGTAAGCGTTCCTTCTGTGCTAGGATGAGCGGTAACAAAGGACCGATGAAAGACAGCAAGGGTCGTCCTACTCGTAAGGCTTTGGCGTTGCGTAGGTGGAAGTGTTAACACATGGCTAGACCGTACAGAAGACCTCGTGTTGTTAGACCGAGTCCATTAATCGCTCAGTACAATACACTTGGTGCAGTTGCTGCTGGTGGTGTAACGGAAGCGGTAACTACAGCAACAGCTGCTAAAGCAGTGACAGATTCCATTACAGCTGACACTGACATCATCGGGTTAAGTGGTGGTAATGCACCGTTGAGTGACCCACAGATTGATTCTTTAGGAGCAACTGCTAGTGATAACTTAGATGTTTACAATGGAGGAGGAGCATAACAAATGGCAACTTTTAGCAAAAGAATACAACTTAGACGAGACACCGCAGCTAACTGGGCATCCGAGAACCCTGTACTTTTAGAAGGTGAACTGGGTCTTGAATTGGATGACAGTCGTAACAGGATGAAGATCGGAAACGGGACGGATGCTTGGAACGACTTACCTTACTTCTTAGATGCACGTGAAGAGGAAGTCGGAGATTACGACGACTTCTTAGATGGTTTAAGCACACCGTAACGAGAGAGAGATGAGTAGTTTATTAACACAGTTAGGTCAGAAGGTTAAAGCCAAGCTTGATAACAAGTTTGATAAGTCCGGAGGCTTGATTAGTGGTTCGGTAAATATATCACAATCTCTGCAAATTGGATCATATCTAACATCTAGTTTACCGGAACCAGGAACGTCAGGACGTTTAATATACGTTACTGATGGTGACGGCAGTGGTGGTCCTTGTATAGCCGTTGACGATGGGGATGAGTGGAAAATAGTAGAGCTAGGTGGTGCGGTTCCTACTGCTACTCATATACTTGCGGAAGACGGAGACAGTTTAACTACTGAGGCTGGAGCTATTTTAATAACCGAGGCTACTTGACAGTTATAACCTGAGCTTATACTCTTTATTCACATTCATTAACCTCAAAAAGAAAGTATATATATTATGTCTAGTTTGCTTACCCAGTTGGGTCAAAAAACAAAAGTAGAGCTTGATAAGAAGCTCGCCCTCGCAGGTGGAACAATGACTGGGGCTTTGACCCTCAGCGGTGCTCCAACTGCTTCCCTTCACGCCGCTACCAAAGCATACGTTGATTCAGTATCTTCAACTGCTTCCGGTCTGCAAACAGAACTTGACGCTACTCAAGCTGGTGCTGGTCTTGGTGCTAACGGTGCTTACACAGCTAATGGTTCTGCCAACTACATCAGTTCGGTAACAACTCTTCAAGCTGCTGATAACGCCCTTGATACTCAGATTAAAGCCAATGCTGATGCAATTGCTTCTAACGATACTGACATCTCCACCTTACAATCTAACGTAAGCAGCAATGACTCGGACATCGCCACCCTTCAATCGAACGTTAGCTCGAACGACAGCGACATCGCTACTCTTCAGTCCAACGTTTCTTCGAATGATAGTGACATCGCTTCCTTACAGTCCGATGTATCCGCTAACACTTCTGCTATCAGCAGCAACGACAGCGACATCTCTGCTCTGCAAACTCAAGCTGGTTCCCTCGCTTCTGACGGTAACTCCGCTTCCTTCTCCGGTGACATCTCAGCTGCTAACGCTGTATTCTCCGGCAACTTAACAGTACAAGGAACAACTACTTCAGTACAGACCACCAACATCGATGTTTCTGACTCGTTGATGAATCTGTCTAAAGGTGCTGCTTCTGGTGCTAACGCTTCTAATGACGGTGGTTTCATCGTTGAGCGTGGTTCTTCCGAAAGCAATGTTGCATTCATCTGGGACGAAGGAGACGACAAGTTCAAGGTTCTTTCAACCTCCGCAACTGCTGCTTCTTCCGACATCTCCGGAACTGACGGTTCGGCTGCTCTTGCTGATCTTGACGCTAACCTCTACCACAACGGTACAGAGTTAGGAACAGTCGCTGAGTTTGAATCTGCTTTAAGCTAAATTTTAGCTCATCATCCATTAAAGGGGCGGTTCTTAGGAGCCGCCTCTTTTTGTTTACAAAGATAACAAGCTTTATTACTATAACACTATGCTCAGTCATAAAGAGGGAAGTAAACTGCACGACAAGATTGCAGACGCATATAGGAACAGTATAGATATGATGGACGAACACGGAGAGTACAACGCTGCTCTACTTAACGGTGCTCGTCAGTTCCTTAAGGATAACAATGTTACTATGGACAGTGGCTTAGGTACACCCTTACAAGCGTTAAACAGTCAGATAGAAGCGTTACCATTTGAAGAAGAACAACAACATCGAGATACCACCCAAGCTCAAGGACTTTAGAAACTTTCTATACCTAGTTTGGAAACACCTTAATCTGCCAGACCCTACACCGCTTCAATACGATATAGCGGAGTACATGCAACACGGTCCTAAGAGATCGTTAATCATGGCGTTCCGTGGTGTGGGTAAGTCCTGGGTATGTAGTGCGTATGTAGTACACCAGCTACTGCTAGACCCGTCTAAGAACATACTTGTTGTATCAGCCAGTAAGAATAGATCAGATGACTTCTCTACGTTTACTCTTCGTATCATCCAAGAGATTCCTATTCTTCAAGGATTAAAGCCATCAGAGAACCAACGCTTTAGTAAGATAGCTTTTGATGTAGGCCCTGCTCCGGCAGCTCACGCTCCCTCCGTTAAGTCATTAGGTATAACATCACAGCTTACAGGTTCTCGTGCTGATATAATCGTAGCAGATGACGTAGAAGTTCCTAACAACTCAGCTACACAAGGTATGCGTGACAAGCTAGACGAACAAGTAAAAGAGTTTGAAGCTATCCTTAAACCCTTAGACACCTCTCGTATCCTCTTCTTAGGTACTCCACAGTGTGAAGACTCTATCTATAACAAATTAAGAGAAAGAGGCTACAACGCTCGTATATGGCCTTCTGAGTATCCTAATGCTAAAGAAGCTGCTTACAACTATGCTGGCGATCTAGCACCCCTTCTAGCGGACGCTATAGACGAAGACACTGTAGGTACTACAACAGAACCTCTTAGATTCTCTGACTTAGACTTAGAAGAACGTAAGATGTCCTACGGACGTACAGGATACGCTCTACAGTTCATGCTTAATCCTAAGCTATCAGATGCTGATCGATACCCATTAAAGATTAACGATCTTATTATAATGGATGTAGATGTAGATTTAGCTCCTGAAAAAGTAGTGTGGTCTAGTGACGATGATAACACAGATAGAGAGTTACCTAATGTAGGACTCAGTGGGGACCGCTATAGACGACCTTCTAATACTGTAGGTGATATGATACCTTATACCGGTTCTGTACTCTCTATCGATCCCTCTGGACGTGGTAAGGATGAAACAGGTTATGCAGTAGTTAAGATGCTTAACGGTCAACTATACGTTCCCGATGCTGGAGGTATAAAAGGTGGATACGACGAAAAGACGTTAAAGCATCTGGTCGCTATAGCTAAGGATAACAAAGTTAATAAAGTAGTTATAGAGTCTAACTTTGGTGACGGTATGTTTATGGAGCTTATAAAGCCGCTATTTAGAACAAGCTATCCTGTAACTATAGAAGAGGTACGTCATAACAAACAAAAGGAACTTCGTATAGTAGATACTTTAGAACCAGTTCTTAATAGCCATCGCTTAATCATCGACCCTTCTGTTATAACTTATGATTACAAATCAGCTCTTACCTATCCTATAGAACAACAAACTAGGTATATGCTTATGTATCAATTATCTAGAATAACAAGAGATAGAGGTAGCTTAGTTCATGACGACCGTCTAGATGCTCTATCTATAGCTATAGCTTATTGGGTAGAACAAATGGCTAATGATGTAGATCAAAGTATGTTAGATCGTAAACAAGAACTACTACATAAAGAACTTCAAACGTTTACTGATAGCTTCCATAAGACTAATAATAACAAAGCTGTAGCTAACCTTTGGATGTAAGTCGTTCTACTGTTGTAGACACACCTATCCTTAAAAACGTGCGTTATAACGAAACCTTCAATACTTAAAACGTATAAAGCTGTTAGAGGTAACGATTGAAAGAACCAAGTAGCTATAGTAGCTTTACCGTTAACACTGTACTTACGCTTTGCTTACGTTTAAAGAGGACGAGCTAATGTACCTTATAGATATAGCTATAGCTTATGAAACCTCTAACGAAACGATGTACTGACGTTGTACTTACTCCTTTACTTACGTAGGACTAATTATAACGATCTCAAGCCGAAGGAAAATTGTCAACCCTTAAAGTTAAATCACTAAGTAAAAAAAGTATAATACTTATAACCTAGTACATCTTCTCAACTTTTGTTATAGTACAGTCGTTATGGATATAAACGAACAGACAGACACTTTTCAATACGAGCTATTCAAACTTATACATAGGTTCAAAAGTGAATACGATCTTAACGACTATACGATAGCGGGTAGCCTGGACTTCGCTAAGTTGTCTGTACTGACTGAGACAGATGATGTTATCTTTACAGGGGACGATATAGTAGAAGACACCGATTATGAAGAAGAAGACACCAACGAAACATATTTCTGATAACAAAGCTCTACCGATCATTCGTATCGTTTCCGAAGAAGAAGAGATACACGTTAAGCTTAATCTAGAGATGGAAGACGAAACACACGATATACTTGTTAAGTGGGGTAAAGAGGTAGCATCCGATGAGGACTACGTAAATATAGCCATTACGAACGGATTAAAGCATTATATAACAAGCGATTTTTAGATAAAGAAGACTGACTCCCAGGCGTACATCGGGAAGGACGGAGGAGGCTTCGCTATAGGTATAGGATCACATTCAGTAAAGGTTGCCATTAACATATACGTATAACGTAGCACAAACGACACACACCGTCGAAAGGTTTGATCGAAAAAATCTGAGGGGCTTACGCTATATACGCGGGCGTTAATTACCCCCCATGCGTACCCGC